GTCCGGCGGGGGTTGGGTTTTCGAGCATACTGATATGAAGTCCAAAGTCCAAAGTCCAAGGTCCAAGGTCGGGGCGCTAGGGGGCGCTGGGACGATTTCCGGGGGTCGATATAGCCTTACGGTGTTCCGACGCGCCCTTGGAGGCGTTAAGGGGCTCTTAATGGCCTTCCTGAAACGGGTTAGGATGGCGCAATGGGGTCAAAGGAACGGAGGTATGGCATGGGCTTGATCAATAAGGCGGCTAAGTGGCTGGTCCGGAAGGGCATTGATTCGATGGGCGGCGGGTTCCAGGGGCTGCCGGCTTACTGGTTCGCTCGGGCCATCGAGGGCGGCGGGCAGGAGTCACTGAGCGAGCCTTACAAGAACTCGACCTGGGTGCAACGGGCGATCAAGAAGGTGGCGGGGCCGGTGTCGTCGATCCAAGTGGCGTTCCTGGACTGCCGGGGCGGGGAGGCGTCGGGGTTGAAGGCTATGGCCAATGGCAAAGCGCCGATGGCCAGGGGGAAGAAGGTTAAGGTATGGACGCGCAAGGGGATGGTGAAGCGGTCGGAATCTGATTTTGTGGAGCTGCCGGACGTGGCGTCCTGGCTGGAACAGCCGGCGAAGGGTCTGGCCTGGAGCGATTTTGTGGAGGCTTCCATCGGGTGGCTGAAGCTTAAGGGGGAGTGTTTCTGGCTGCTGTCGGATGAAATGATGGCGCCGTTCCCGGAAGCGCGTGCCGGACGGGCTACTGGGGCCGGAAACAAGGGGTTTGCTCAAATCATCGTGGCGCGGACGGACCGGATGCGGCATGTGGTGGAAGGCGGGGAGCTGGTGGGCTGGGTGTTCACGGATGGCGGCGGGAAGGTGCACCACCTGACGCCTGACCAGGTGATCCAGGTGAAGTTCTGGAACCCTTACGATAATTGGCGGGGGCTGGCGGAGTATGACGCGGCGGCGATGGCCAGCGAAGGGGATTGGCTGGCGGGCAAGTTCTCGCGGAACCTGATGGCGAATAACGGGGACACGGGCCCCTACATCGTGGCGAAGAACGGGGTGCCGGCTGACCCGCAACGGGAACAGATCATCGCGGATCTGAAGGCGAAGCGCTCGGCGCAGCTCCGGGGGGACTTCCGGCCGATCTTCATGACGGGGGACATCTCGGTGGAAGATCCCCAGGTGAAGTCGGTGGACGGGAACTTCATCGCGCAACGGCTGGAGAACCGGCATGAGATCGCAGCGGCGTTCGGGGTGCCGATGTCGATGTTCGACGTGAAGAACGATTTCTCGCTGGGAAGCCAGAGCGCTTATTACCAGCTCATCCTGGACACGTGCATTCCGACCGGGGCGAAGCTGTGCGATGCACTGGAGAACCTAGTCGAGCGGTTGACGGGGCAGCGGTATGAGATCGGGCTGCTCTGGGACGAACACCCGGTCTTGCAGGCGGTGCGGCGGGAGCGGTTTGATGCGATGGAGAAACTGGCGAACCGCGGAATGCCGATCAAGGACGCGAGCGATTACCTGAGCTTGGATCTGCCGAGGTTCGAGGGGGATGACATCGGGTATCTGCCGATGAGCTTGACGCCGATGACTGAGGCGATGGAGCCGACGCCGGCGCCCGCTACCAACCCACTGCTGAGTGAAGTGGGAGGAAGCGCGCCGGGGAATGTGAAGGATGGGAAGGACGGGAAGAATGAACGTCCTCCTTACTACGATCCGCAACAGGAAGATGATGCCAACCCGGTGCAGGCGATGATCAAGGCGCTCCGGGAACGCAAGGGGAGCCAGGCGGGAGCTGGACGCAAGGCCATGGCGCGGGCTAAGCGGCAGCGGATCTGGGAGGGTCACATGAAGAGGCGGGCGGCCACGGTGAAGATGTTCGAGGGGAAGATCAACCGGGTGCTGATTGAGTTTCGGGCTAAGGCACTGCGGCAACTGGCTTCGCACGGCGGCACGAAGGCTTTGGATGGCGCGGCCGAAGCGCCCACCACGGTGCAGAAGTCGGTGATTGATTTCGTGTTCAATGCGCAGGCGTTTGGGGAGCAGCTCAAGCTGGTGCTGAATCCGGTGATGACGATGGCCTTGCAGACGGCTGCAGACCAGGTGCGGCAGGATGAGCTGGGGATTGATGCCTGGAAGTTCCCGCCCCAGAAGGCGGGGGAGTATGTGCTGTCGCGTGACCAGGCCATCATGAAGTGCGGCCAGACGGTGCGCGACCAGATCAACACGGCGCTGAATGAGGGCTATGAGAACCGGGAGACGATGGAGGAGCTGAGCGACCGGGTGCGGGCGGAGTTTAACCAGCTCTCGAAGGGGCAGGCGAAACGGGTGGCGATGACGGAGACGGGGATGGCGTTCAATTTCTCGCGGCATGAATCAATGACGGCGGCCGGGGTGGAATACAAGACCTGGCTGTGCTCGGGCGGGCCGAACATCCGGCCGGAACATCAGGAGGCGGAAGACCGCTACGCGGAGGGCGGGGAGAGCGGGCCGATCGCGATGGATGAACCGTTCGAGGTCGGGGGCGAGTTGCTGATGTATCCAGGGGACGATGATGGGAGCGCGGGGAATGTAATCAACTGCCAATGCGTGCAGCTCGCGGTGGTGCAGCCGCCGGAGGATGAGTAACCACGAAAGACACGAAAGACACTAAATGAATTTGCGGAAACTCAAAAAAGCGGTCGGGGCGGGCGTGGAACTGAGCCGGGACCGGAAGAGCCGGACGGTGGCGGCGTCCGCTGGCGGGCTGTCTTATCGGCTGGGCGAGGCAGCGTTCAGCGATGAACGGGAGATGGCGGAGCATTTACGATCCAAGCTGCCGGTGATGGCGGTGATGCCGGGGCGGTAGTCGAGAGTCGAGAGCAAAAACCTATGTTGATACGCGAGATCAATCCTGAAACGAAGGTGCTGGATGAGAAGCAGGCCATCCTGGAATACGTGGCGTCTGACCAGACTTTGGACGCGGACCGGGAAGTGATACGGGCTGATGGGTGGCGGTTTGACCGGCTGACGAAGAACGGGCCGTTCGTGGATTCGCATCGGTATGGGTCGATTGAGTTCACCCTGGGGAAGATCCTCGATTTCAAGGTGGAAGGGCGCCGGCTCATTGAGACGGTGCAATGGGCGGTGGACGTGGCGGAGAACAAGCTGGCGCAGTTTGGCTGGGCGATGACGAAGGCCGGCTACCTGAAGGCCGTTAGCGCCGGGTTCCTGCCGGAGCTGATCCTGACTTCGCTGGGCCATGACCAGTGGTCGGAGGATTGGAGCGGGGCGCAGATCCTGCCGGCGTCGTCGCGGCCGGGCAAGCCGATATGGAGCCAACAGATGGCGGAGCTGGGGATCGGGGCGGGGATGCGGCAGCCGAACACCATTTATGTGGTGCAGCAACAGATTGAGCTGAGCGCGTGCGTGATGGGTGTGAACCCGAATGCGCTGGCGAAGAGTTACAAGGCCGGGGTGCTGAATGATTCGGACCTTGAATGGATTTCCACGGAGCGAAGCAAGCGCGAAACCGCCGGGCTGGCAGAGGAGTCTGCTGCCGCCAGCCAGGCCAGGCAGCAGAAGCGCAAGGCGTTCCTGGATGCAATAGAAAAACAACTGCGGCGAATTTGACCGCAGAGAACACAAACCAAAGAAAGAGAGATAGACACAACGTTATGAGAAACAAGATCAAGAAGTTCATGCTGCCGATGCTGCGAGGCCGGCGGTTGGTGTTGGGGCTGGCATTTATGGTGCTGGCGATTGTAGCGGTGGCGTTGGTGGCCTTCTACCCGAAGGCGGCGCTGCTGTGCCTGGCGGTGATTCCGATGCTGGGCACGGTGATGCCCGAGGAGGAGTTCCAGTCCAAGGTGCTCAAGGGCGTGGAGGAAGCCGCCAATGAGCAGAAGACGCACAAGAGCCGGTTTGACCAGGTGGCCAGCGATCTGGATCGCTCGGACAAAGAGGTCAAGAAGGCCCTGGAGGAACTGACCAAGGTGAAGAACACGGTCAATGACTTCGACACGTCGATGCGCCAGATGGTGAAGGTGCAGAAGGCGATTGCGCTGAATGCGCGGTCTTCCTTCCGTGATCCCGTGGAGAAGGCGCTGGCCGATAATGACGAGATGCGGGCGTGGTTCAATGCGAGCGCGCGGGCGATCTGTTTCCCCGGCGACTACAGCAAGCTGCCCACGGAGTGGCAGAAGACGCTGGAGACGGCTCGGACGCAGCACAAGGCGCTGACGGGCGTGGACACTTCCCTGGGGCAGGCAACGATCCCGAGCGAATGGTTCAAGACGATCTATGACACGCTGCAGGATTACGGCGACTGGAGCACGCTGGATGTGCTGAACGTGGGCGCCCGGACCAACCTGGTGCCGGTGGCCACCGCTCGTCCGCAGTTTTATTGGATCGGCTCGGGAACGGGCGGGTCGGGTGAAGGCACGGCCATCACGGAGGGCGCCTTCACGGGCAGCTCGGTGACGCTGACCATTCAGACGCTGGCCGTTTACCTGCTGTCCGCCCGCGAGTTGCTGGCGGATTCCTCGGTGGATATGGCTCCGTTCCTGATGAAGCAGCTCTTGCAGAGCGTGGCGTTCGGCCTGGACACGGCGGCGTTCGTCGGGAGCGGCGCGGCCGACCAGACCAACGCGGGCTACGTGGGCATCTTCAATGCCGCGAGCGCGAACACGAAGCTGGCAGCGGCCGCTGCCGCCGGCAATACCACGGTGGAAGGGACGCAGCTTGAGGATTGGCAGAACACGCTGCTGACCGTGAGCCCGCAGGTGCTGAAGCGCAAGGCTTGCTGGTGGATGCACCCGCAGATGTTGATCCGCGCCCTGGCGGTGCGGGATAAGAACGGCCGTCCGCTGTTCCAGACCTACACGGAGGCGCCGACGCCGGGCGGCATCGGCAGCATCCTGGGCTACCCGGTGAAGCTGCCGGCCGTGGGTCCCACGACGAACACGGCCGGGAGCGCAGTGGCGGCGTTTGGTGATCCGGAAGGCCAGGCGGTCGGGCTGCGGCAGGATATTGAGCTGGCAACGAGCGACGACATCAAGTTCGCGGAGAACATGCGGGCGTTCCGGTGCCTGTGCCGGGCGGGCGTGAAGCTCAAGACGCTGGCGGGGAACGATAACCTGAAGCCGATCGCGGTGCTGACCTTGGCGGCTCAGTAGCTAAATGGTTGAGGGCTGAGGGTTGAGGGTTAAGAGCCCCGACCCACGGCTTTAACCGAAACATAAACAGATAACGAAAGGAAAGATTGTGGATTCGAAGACTAAGAAATTGATCGCGGGCGGGACGGCGGCTGAGCTGAGCCAGATGAAGGCTGAGGCGGCCGATGTGCTGTCCCGGACGCCGGATAACAAGGACGCCCAGGATGTGCTGGACGCCATCAACGCCGAGCTGGAGGCGCGAGCCAAGGCGGAGCCGAAGAAGGTGAAGGTGCGGGCCAAGGAGTTTGTGAGCGTGGACGGCCGAGCCTTCCAGAAGGACCAGGAGGGCGAAGTGAGCGCACAGCAGTATGCGGCGCTGGCTTGCCGGTTCATTAAGCTGGCAGCGGTGGCCCTGGTGGCGACGCTGGGCTTGATGACGGCCGGGGCGCAGAACCAGCCTTCGCAGCGGACGCAATACGGGGCAACGGCGCTGGTGCAAACCAACGGCATCGCCTTGGACGGGTCGTCGACCACCAACCAGTGCATTGGGGTGAACTCGGCGACGAACTACACGCAGACGATCCCGTTGACCAAATATGGGGACATCGGCTTGCAGATGTCGTTCAAGCTGATGGCGGCCGGGACGACGGCGGTAACGGCGGTGTTTGATGGTTCCGGGGATGGTGTGAACTGGGTGCCGTCGGCGGTGGTGTTTCCGGTGACGGCGTCCGGGACGACGGCGGTGAGCGGCTACACCAACGTGACGCTGAACTCGCTGGGCTATCTACGGCTCAATTACATCACGAACGGGAACAACGCGGTGCTTACCAACCTGAACTTGCGGGTAGTATACAAGCCGAACCGTTACGGGAACTAGACTTGGGTGGGACACGCTCGGCGGCGGATTTTTAGAGCTCCGCCGCCGGGCCTTACCTGAAACGTGAAGTATGACAGCGAACTTGAAACCGAGGCGGAAGCGGGATGCGGCGGTGAAGCTGTTTCCGCGTGGTGAGCGGGGCGTGGTGTGCGGCGAGGACAGGATGATGCGCCGGCCACCGCTGAACCGAATGATACGCGAGGACCGGCACGTGACGAAGCGGGAGCTGGCGGAGATGGCGGCTTGAGCAAACCGAACCGTCGAACCTTGAACCTCGAACCTCGAACCTGGAACACCGAATACCGAACAAACTGAATGAACTGCGGACTTACAAATCTGGACACGCTGAAGCGGGGGCTGCTGGCGGGATCGCTGGCGGGGGAGTCGAAGTTTGACCTGTCGCTGCAGATGCTCGGGGCTGGCGTGCGCGGGGCGTTTGAGCAGTTCACTAACCGGCGGCTGGGATATAAGGAGGATCAGACCATCGTGTTCTCCGGGGACCGGCCGCACTATTATTTGCCGGGGTTCCCGCTCAGCGGGATCAAGAAGGTGGAGATGCGGTATTTCCAGACGGACTCGTGGACGGAGATCACGGGGCAGCCGATCAACGTGAATTACGAGAATGGGCTGTTGCATTTTGGCTACACGCTGGGTCGGTGGCCGCTGCAGGTGCGGGCGACCTGGTCGGGCGGGTATTGGTTTGAGGACAAGGAACCGGAGGAGGCGGGCTACCCGAGCGCGCGGCCGGCGGTGACGGACCCGCTGGCACTGAATAACGGCGGGGCGGTGGCGGATCTGCCGGATGAGCTGCGGTCGGCGTTCATGTGGCAGTGCGAGGCGATGTGGGCGGCGCGGGACAAGCTGGGCATCGGGCTGGTGGATAAACCGAACGCGCAGAGCGAGACGGCAAAGGTGGGACTGGCACCGATGGTGAAGATGATTTTGGCGCAGTTCATCCGGTATCAGCTTTCGTGAGTGATGAGTGAGAGCATCCAAATCAAGCTGACTCCGAAGGCGGAGGCGCTGCTGGCGACCATGAAGGCGATGCCTTCGTGGGGGATGGATGCGGTCCGCCTGGGGATGGATAAGGCCAACCAGATGGCGGTGGGCAATATCATGCGGAAGCATTTGACGGGGCAAGGGCCGTTTCCGGTGGATGAGCACAGGCTGGGCGTGGTGACGAACCGGCTACGCGGGGCGACCTGGGCGTCGCCCACCGTGGCGAGCGGGACGAGGACAACGTCGTCTATCGGGTCGCCGGTGAAGTATGCGGCGCTGCATGAATTTGGCGGGGTGATCCATCACAAGGCGCGCACCGGGACGGCCCGGCTGGCGACGGATAAGAAGGGGAGCCTGCTGCACCAGGCGGCTAACGCCAACTTGCTGATCTTCGCAAAGAAGTCGCGGAAGAACGTCAAGGAGGTCGCCTACAAGGCTGAGGCGCATGATGTGGTGATTCCGGAGCGGGCGCCGTTTCGGACCGGGATTCGGGAGGTGTTGGAGGATTACGGGAAGATCGTGAGCGCTGAGTTTCTGAAGGTGGCGAGGAGCGTGCCATGAGCGACGTGCTGGACATTATTGATCGGCTGCCGTGGGAGCTGAAGGATTGCCTGGAGGGGGACGATTTCTTCCGGGACATCCCGATCGTGGTTTACGAGGAGGAGAACGTGGCGCGGGAGATGGAGCGCTTGCAGGCGGTGCAGACGGCCAAGGGCGGGCACCGCGGGGCGGCGGTGATTGTGATGCCGACGCTGGCGGATGATCTGAACCCGAATATCCGGTTCGGTCCGATGACGCTGTATCCGTCATTCCAGACGCTGGAGAATCTCGAACTGAACCGGGACGCGAAGGGGACGGGGAAGTCTTCGCGGCGGATCGCGCGTCGCATCCGGGACACGGTGAAGCAATACCAGCTTGCGGGGCTGATCGCGAACTTGAAGCCGGAGACGCCGTGCATCGCGGCGCTGAACGTGAAGCAGGAGCTGGGGAGCGGGATCAAGTCGCACCTGGTGAGCTTTACGTGCCTGGAGGCGCCGATGACCGGGCCGGCGGCAGTGGCTCAACTGACATGGGCCGTTAACGGTGGGTTAATGACGCTTACATGCGCGACGGCGGGGGCGGAGATTTGGTTCACGGTGGACGGGAGTTCGCCACTGCCGGGGAGCGTGAAGGCGGGATCGACGGCGAGGCTGTATGCGGCGCCCATTGCATCGGCGGGGCAGGTGATAAGGGCAAGGGCGTTTGTGGCGGGGGCGATACCGTCGGGGGTCATCTGGGTGAATACTTAGACACGGAGTTCACGCATTAACATGAATTTTATGAAGACACAACTGGACATCTATCGATCGGCGAATGCCGCTGCTGCGACAACGCTGGAAGTGAACACACCTTACGAGGTGACAACGGCCGCCTTGAAGGCTTTCCAGGCGGAGAAACAGGACCCGAAGGATTACGAGCTTTGGCAGCGCATGTTCAATGAGGCGCGGGCGCTGATGCTGAATCTGCGAGGGGCGAAGGCACCGTCGGAAAACAAGGGCTGAAAGGCTGAAATACTGAAAGGCTGAAACTATGAGCGAGAACATTTATTCGGGGCCGGCCAAGGTTTATCGGGGGACGACGGGTTTCTTTCCGGAGGGAGAGAATGGCGCGACGAAGTATGAGGTGAAGCAGGAGAAGATTGACCGGAGTTCCGGGTTTCACGGGCGGGTGACGTCGCTGCAGGGGAACTCGGTGGACGTGATCAGCACGACGCCGTGGGATTCGTGGGGCAACCTGGGCGAGCTGTTTCCGGCTTACCTGGGGGTGAGCGTGGGGGCCAGGGC